CTATTGAGACCCTGGAATATCCCGACGATGAGACCCTGGAATATCCCGACGATGAGACCCTGGTGGCAAAGCTGAAGAAGCTCAAGATGCTCGGCTGCATCATGACCACCGAGAAGCCGATCAAGGCCGTGATCAAGGCCATGACCACCGAAGTCCCCGACCTGTACGACAAGCTCGGGATTGAAAAAGATGAGGACACCAAGATCATCTACAAGCTCGCCTGAGTGCGCCCTCCTGTATAGGGAAGCGCCCGGGACCGCTCACCGGGCGCTTCCCGCTATTTAAACCATGAAAAAAGACATTTTAATTGACATCGCAAAGGCAATATTTCAGCGGCCGCCAATGATGCTTAAGAAGCGCGAGGCGGCGTTCGTCGACTACCAGGTCAAACATTATCGGAGATACCAAGACACGATTCGCGAGAAGGTACTGCCGATCATGGACAAAAAGAAGCTCTCCACCCGCGAATACAATATCATCCGCGAGTGGTTTTTCAAGACGATCCCGCTGTATGTCGTAATCAAGGCGATAGACGCCTGCCTGGAAAACTCCAGGGGAACCGGCCGGGCAATCTATTCCCTGGCCTTTTTCAAGGCGCACGTGGTCGCTGAATTCCGCTACTCGCTGCGCATGCGGGTCGGCAGCCGTTATTTCCAGGATCCCTGGGGGTACCATGAGTGGCGTCCAGTTCTTGACCTGCGTCCTCGACGAATGCATCTTATTGAGGGGTGTGATAATGAGTAACACGGCGACTAAAACTCCGACCGCTAGATACAAGCTGCTCAAGACGTTCTTCTGGATCGTCCGGGCGAGCGGCATGGGCGAAGACAACGCCAGGGCCGTGGTCGAGCGCATGTACAATAAAAGCTCCCTGAAGGAGCTGAGCACCGACGAACTGAAATGCGTGATCGATGAATTGGCGGCATGCACCGGCGTCGAACTGCGCAAGCCAGTCCCGAAGGGGGCTGGCCTCGCCAAGGAGGAACGCGTTGTGCTGCGTAACGGCAAGATCATCGAGCTGCCGTCCAAGGGCCAGCTGGCGTCGATCGAATATTATGCCGACAAGATGCAGATGGCCCAGGAGACGCTGCAGCACCTGATCAAAAAGGCCGGACAGGGCGAACCGGCGTTGACCCTGATGTCGGCCCGGACCCTGATCGAGATCCTCAAGGCCATGCACTCCCGCGGCTGGAAGGGCACCTCGGTCGAGATCGGGCGGCCAGCCGCCGGCAAAGATAATTAATGAAGGACGTACAGGCAACGCTCGACGGATACATCGAGCAGATCAAGCAGCGTGCGGCCGATGACGGCCATATCCAGATCAAGGAGTTGGCATTCATCCTAGACACCGGTGAGAAGAAGATTCGCAATGACATTGAGCGCGGCCGCCTGGGGATGTTCAAGATGGGTCCTCCCGAGAGCAGGTGCCGCATTCGCATTCCCGAAATTGAAGCCATTAACTACGTTTTGCAGTTCTACACTTCAAGTTCCGATTTGCCGCCAATTGAGGAATCTCCGCTCTTCTCAAGGATAAGTCGCGTCGCGAGCAGACAGGAAAAAGGAAAATAGCATTTTAAAACTGAATCGCATTTATGAAGGTGATTGCTTGCAATTGATGAAAAGGATCCCGTCAGCCAGCATCGACATGATCCTCTGCGACCTGCCCTATGGCATGACCGATTGCAGCTGGGACGAGATCATTCCCATCGAACCGCTGTGGGAGGAATACAACCGGGTGATCAAGGCCAATTGCGCGATCGCATTGTTCGGCTCGCAGCCGTTTTCCAGCCTGTTGGTTATGAGCAATCGCAAAATGTTCCGCCACGAGTGGGTGTGGGAGAAGCCGCAAGGGACGAATTTCCTTCTGGCGAAGAAGCGGCCGATGAAGGTTCACGAGGACGTCCTGGTCTTTTCGCAAATTCCTCCGCGTTATTTCCCGCAGATGACTACAGGCGATCCCTATGTAGCGAAGAATCGGAAGCAATACATCTCCGAGGTTTACCGGCACGTGGTCAAGAAGTCGGTGGTGAACACCGGGACCCGCTATCCCCGCAGCGTGATCAAGATGAAACGAGAAGTCGGACTGCATCCAACGCAGAAGCCGGTCGCGCTATTCGAGTATTTCATCAAGACCTATACGGTAGAGAATGACCTGGTGCTGGACAACTGCGCCGGCTCGGGAACAACGGCGATCGCTTGCCTGAAGACCAAGCGAAACTTTATCCTGATCGAGAAGGAACCCAAATACGTCGAAACGATTCGAAAGAGAATTCAGGATTTCAAGTCATTTCATAAATAGCCGGGTTCCCCGCACCCTTATCTTCAGCATCTCTCCCATCATCGTCCGCGTGACCTGAAACCCAGCTATATAGATATTACTATAAGCCCAACATGGGCAAGCTGCTGGAATCTTATTATTCTCCCGGGATGAACGTCGAGCCTCCGCCTGTCGACCTCCAGGATGAATACTGGTTCCCGTCGCTGCTGAGGCGCATCGAGAGTTTCGTCGGCGGATTCGTCCACGAGTTCGAGACGATCGGCTTGAACTCGTGGCACCGCCCCTTTGAGCGGCAGAAACAACTGTATCTATCGAAACGATCAACGGCCGCCGTCTCCGAACATTGCTTCGCGGCCGCCCTCGACATCAATATCCCCGACGATTTCCGCGACAAGTATGCGATCGACTTCTTCGCCAAGGTTATGAAGCTGGACCGCGACGTGCGCATTGGCTGGCTCGACTACCAAAAGCCGAACAAGAAATTCATCATCTTCCACGCCGGCTTCGGCTACCTGGTCCCCTTCGATATTCGCAAGAAGTACATTAACGAGCACTTCCAGGGAAAGGAAGCGGAGGAGATCTGGTTCCGGGTCAACCGCAGCTGGAAGCCGGGGATGAGATGGTAGACAAGATCCCATTTGCCGGCGTTAGTTGGAATCTGCTGACCATCACCATTTATCTCGCGGCGACCTTCTTTATCACCCAGCACTTCAAACACAAGCTGCAGCCGCTGCCGACCAAGAAAAAAGTCTATCTTTCTTGGGCAATCGGCGCGGTCGTGTTTTTCGTTATCGGAACTTTCAAGCCTGAGCAAGTGACGTTCGCCGGCATCATTCAGTATTTTTTCATCACCTTGCTCCTGAACGGCGCCTACAAGGGATCGACACTGCTCTGGGATCTCCTCGCCTCACACTTCCCCTCATTCATCAAACCGAGAAAGCGACAGGAGCAAGGTAAATCATGACGCGCCCCGCCACACTGTTGATCGGCGGCGTCGTCCTGGCGCTCAGCCTGATCCTGATCCGCAACCATGCCGGCAATGCCCACGATCAGTTTGTCGAGTCCCTCTACCAGCAAGTCCAGTCCGAGCATCGCGCGGAGTTCATCCGACGGCAGGCCAACATCGCCAAGCTCGAAGCGGCACATGAACGCGCGGCCCAGGTCTACCTGGCGGAGATTGACTTCCAGGCGAATGAAGCAGACAAGAAGATTGCCGCGCTCAAGTGGCGATCGAACGAGGAACTGCGCCGTGCCCGGGCCTCGAACGAGGAGACCCTACAGGCCAAGGCCGCGGTCGAGACCGCCCTGGGTGAGATGACCCTGTGCCGCGATCAGCTGATCGTGGCCGCGCGTGCCCGGGAGCAGGAGATCTTCCGCGAGCGCCAGGCGCTGAGAATTGAGACCGCCGCGGCCGTGGCCGCCAAGACCAACGAGCTGGACCGCTGCGAAAAGGCGAGGAAGGAAGCGCTGGCTAGATCCGCCAAGCGCACCTGGATTTCCATCGGGCCGGGCGGATCGATCTACATGGCCGACGGCCAGGTGCGTGCGTCCGCCTCGATCAGCTTTCAGATCCCCATCATCGAGATCAAAAGCCCTTTCAAGAGGTTTTAAATGGCACCAGCAGCGGAAAGGAAACTGAAGGTTGTCCCGGCCCAGCTGCAGTCATGCGACGGCGGGTGCGAGATCATGCGGCAGCGAAGCGAGTTGAACGAGCAGAATATCAATTTTTTTAGAGTGGAGATGGCTGAACGCTGGCGCCTTCAGGAAGAGGCCGACAAAAACCTTCGGGAATCCGTGGGGAAGTTGAGCGGCGCAGTGACCTCATATGTCTCCGAAATGCACAAATCAAACGAGGCGTTCCTGGAGCGCATTCACAAGTTAGAGAAAAACCTCGTCTACGTGGCCATCACGGTAATCGTCGCGGCCGTCCTCGCCTGGGCGCCGAAGGTATTCTGATGAGCAAACGCCAAACTTACTACGAAGATTGCCGCATGCTCTATGTGCGCAACAACGACCTTAGCACCATCTCCCAGACCACCGGTGTCTCGATGACCACGCTGAGCAAGTGGAAGCAGGAAGGAGACTGGGAACAGCAGCGCAAGCAGTTCAATCGCCGGCCGCTGGCCATGGCTGAGCGAATCAACGAGATGATGGAAAAGATCGTTGACGAGGTCTGCGACTCCGGCGGCAAGATCAACGCCGAGCAGGCCGACCAGCTATCCAAGCTGGCGGCGGTAAAGAAGACGCTTTCCTCGGCCGAGGATCTGCCGTCGATGGTCATTGCGGTCACCGACCTGCTGAGCCAGTTCGTGCGGCGCACCGTGAAGGACGAGAACCTGGCCGGTCAGTTCTCGCAGATCCTGGGCGACTTCTACCAAAAGGTAAAAGAGGAAAACTATGGGGCATGACAACAAGATCCTGCGGCTGGGCTACGTAACAAAAAAAAAGCAGGAACAGCAGGCTCTGCAGACCAAAGTGCGCAGCTATCGCGAGTCGATCAACAGCCTCTTTTTCCGGCACCCGTTTGAGCTGCACAAGATCGACATCGACGCGGTTCGCAACCTGTCCAATGAGCTGATCGCCTGCCTCGAGGGCTACAAGATGCTGCAGCGCGAGATCGAGGAACTGGAGGAGTAGTGGCAATCAGGCGAAAGCTCACCCAGAAGGAGTTCCAGCGTAAGGCGAGCGTGATCCTGCTGCGCATGCAGGGGCTGGCCAAGCCGTTCGCCGACGACTCTCCGGCGGCCAGGAAGCAGCGCCGCGAACAGGGTTTAAAGGATCATTTCTGGTTCCTTAAAACCTATTTACCGCACTATTTCAACAAGCCTTTCGGCATGCACCACCGCGAGCAGCTGGAGATGCTGGAGACGCGGGGCAAGTCCTTGATGGCCGACGCCGAGCCGCGCGAGCACGGCAAGTCGGCGGTCTGCTCATTCGGCTACCAGATCCACCAAGCGTGTTATCAGCTGCGCCATTACATGATCCTGATCTCCGACACCGAGGAGCTCGCCGGCGAGTTCATCCAGTGGATGAAGCTGGAGTTTGAGGAGAACCCCAGGCTGCGCCAGGACTTCGGCGACCTGGTCACCTCCGGATACTGGACCGACACCGACATTGTCGTCGGCGGCAAGGTGCGCATCCGCGGCGTGGGCCACGGCCAGCGCATCCGCGGTACTCGCTTCATGCAGTGGCGCCCGGACTTGATCACGATCGACGACTTCGAGAACGACATCAACGTCAGGAATAAGCGGTTGGTCAAAGAGGGGCTGAAGTGGCTGCTTTCGGCCGCCTACGGCAGCCTGGATCGCAATGGAACCATGATGATGGTCGGCACGATCATCGAGCGAGTCTCGGTGCTCGGCCTACTGATCAAGCATATCAATGACCGGGCCGAGGATTTCGTCCAGAAATACGGCGTGCGCAACATGCGCGCCGTGGTTCACAGCATTATCACGCCTGAAGGCGAACCGCTCTGGCCGGAGAGCCTGACTCTCGAAGAGATCAATATGATCCGCGACACGGTCGGCTCGGCGGTCTTCGCCGCCGACTATATGAACTGTCCCGTCGACCAGGGCATCATCAAAGAAGAGTGGATCCGCTACGTGCTGCCGGAAGATCTCGTTGGCCGGCCGCGGGTCTACTTTTCCGGCTCCGACCCGTCGGCGCGCCATGGCGAAAACAACGACCTCAAATCGATCATCGTCGTGGCCCGTGACCAGGAGACAAAACTGCTCACCGTGGCTCACGCCTATATCCGCCGCTGCTCGATCGGCGAGATGGACCAGGCGTTCATCAACCGTTACCGGGAATTCCACATGCTGGCCTGCGGCTATGAGACCAACGGCTTCCAGATGGTTGTAAAGGAGGACCTGGAGAAGCGCTGCCAGGCAGAGGGACTCTATCCGCCGATCGTCAACGTCGAGCACCGCACCGACAAGCTGCTGCGTATGGGCCGCCTGGGGCCGATGATCGAGCGCGGCGTGCTCCGCTTCATCAAGGGGCACAGCGACCAGGATCTCCTGGTCGAGCAGCTGTGCGCCCTGGGCAGCAACGAGAAGGACGACGGCCCCGACGCCCTCGAGATTGCGGTCTCCATGGCTGAGCGCGGCGCCACGCAATTCGAATACCACCGCGGCGCTTCCCGGCGCATCGGCCACCGCGCCATGCAGGAAGGGTACTGATGAAGAAAGCGGACAAGCAGAAAATGGACAGGCCTAAGGCCGGTGCCGCAAAGACCTCCCTCCCGCAGAAAGAGGTGGCCACCGCCAAGCTCGACTACAACCGTTACCAAGCCTACATCAAGGCCTTCCGCAATCCCGACCCGGTTCTGGCCACCACCCAGCTCGGCCGCGAGAAGGGGATCGAGCTGTTCGCTGACATGAAGCGCGACTGCCATATCGCCGCCTGTTTACGCCGGCTCACACTGACCGTCACCCGCTACCCCTTTGCCATCATCCCCGGCGGTGACTCGCCGCAGGACGTCGAGGCGGCCGAGTTCCTGCGCGAGCAGCTGCGGCCGCGCTACTACAACCTACTGGCGGCCGTCCTGGACGCCATCCCGGTCGGCTTCTCGGTGGCCGAGTTCTGGTGCGACGTCGGCGATCGCGCCGAGATCGCCAAGCTGAAGAAGCGCCGCCAGGAGCGTTTCACCTTCGACGAGTTCGGCAACCTCCTGCTCAAGACCCAGTCCAGCCCCAACGGTGAGGCCATCCCTCAAGAGGGGTTCATCGTCGCCACCTACCAGGAAGAGGACAACAACTTCAACGGCAACGGCATCCTCTCCACCTGTTTCTGGCCATGGTGGTTCAAGAAGAATGCGCTGCTGTTCTGGTCCAACTATCTGGAGCGCTTCAATCAGCCGATCGCCGTTGGCACCTTTCCGTCCGGCAGCGACGATACCAAAAAGGACGATTTTTTGACAGCCCTGGAATCCATCCAGAGTGACTTCGCCCTGACCGTCCCCGAGGGATGGAAGGTCGAACTGGTCAAGGCCATGGATGCAGGAGCAGCCGCCACCTTTGAGAACTTCCAAGCATTCATGGATCGAGCCATCTCCAAGGCCATCCTGGGGGCGGCGGTCAATGAGGGCGAGCAGAAGTTCGGCAGCCGCCAGGCCAACGAAACGCTCAAGGATATCTCGGACGAGGTGATCGAGGCCGCCGCCGAGTTTGCCGCCAAGGTTATCAATGAAACGCTGATCCAGAGGCTCTGCGACTGGAACTTCGATCTTGACACCTATCCTGAGTTCCAGATCCTCTGCAAAAACAAGAAGCTCACCAAAGAGGAAGCCGATGTTCTGACTCCGCTGTCTGAAGCCGGCCTGGCCATCCCGGCCGAAGCCATCTACGCGGCCCAGGGCTGGAAGATACCGGAGAAGGATGACCTGGTTATGTACAAGGGCAAGCTGATCGTCTACGGCGACGTGGCGAAGGCGAACGAGAAGATCGCCCCCATCTCCAAGTTGCCGGCAACTTTCGCCGAGCCATCATCCCCGGCGCCGCCAGCGTCAGACCAGATCGATGATGAAGTCGTGGCCGACGGCCGTTTCATCGATAATGTTTGGGCCGGCGCATCTCCGCAGCTGCGTGCCGTTTACGATGAGAAACAGCTGCTGAATATCCTTGATAATGCCGGGAGCTATGAAGCTGCATCCAAAGCCCTGATAAAGCACAAGCCCGCAGGTCTTGAAGCCGCCTGGCGGGATGTGATCGAACTGGGGCATTGGCTTGGCGAATACTCCGCATCACGGCAGATGGCCGGCGGACAGTTCGCCGAGCCCGAGCTGATAATCGAAGAGGCATTCAAGGAATCTTTCAAGAAGATCCGGCCGAAGGAAGCGATCGCCTGGCTGAAACTGAAGATCCCGGTCACCAAGAAGGTCTACGAGAAGCTACTGCTCGACGCCAAGAACGCCGCCTTCTACGTTTCCGGCCTCGAGGACCTGGAGCTGATCAACGCCGTACGGGAGAAGATGATCCGGGCCATGGAAAAGGGGATTCCGTTTGAGCAGTTCCGCCGCGACCTGAAGCTGGCCTCCGGAGTGGACCCCTTCTTCTCGAACATGAAGACCGCTTTCTACACCAATATCCATCAAGCGATGGCGGCTCAGGATTATGCCGCCCTGGAACGGGTGAAGAACCTGCTGCCTTACCGCAGGTACTCGGCGGTCCTGGACGGTGCCACCCGGCCGGAACATCGCAAGTGGCACAACTTCGTGGCCCGGGCCGACGATCCGATCTGGAATTATCTCTACTCACTGCTGATGGATTACAACTGTCGTTGCCGGATTGTCGCGGCCACGGACACTGACTTCGAGCGCCTATCGCCCGCGTCGGCCGAACTCCGCTCATCGACGAACCCGCCGGCGCTGAAGTCCAATCCGACAATGGCCAATCTCGACAAACTGAAAGAACTCCTGAAGGTCAAGAATGAATATGCCGAGTTCCTCGATGGGAAGCTCGGCAGCTGGGTCAAAATCATGGCAAAAGTCGGGGGAAAATAATGGATCAAAAAGTCCAAAAAACGACCCCCGAAAATCGTGAGGAAATGGCCCGCCAAGGCGCGACCGGCCGTTTTGGCTATCTTACCCCTATCGAAAAAGAGTTAAACGTTCCTAGAGGCTGTGATTTTGAAAAAATCCCCCAAGATCGTTTATTGTCGGCCATTTTCGAGGTTTTCCACAAAATCGCTCTTAAATGTGCAAAAACATGGTTTAAAGCACCATTAAAGGGGGGTTTAAAACATTTTTCCAAAAAGGCCAAAAGGTCACGGACTTTTCAACCCCATTTTCTCAAAAAAGGAGGTTTTTGCCATGTCTAAGTGGTTTGAAATCTTAAAACCCGGAACCTTCAAGGACACCGCCGGCAGGGATCACACTTTTACCCTGAACCGCCTGAAGGAGATCGAGCGGAAGTTCAACGAGCAGACCAACGAGGCGCCCCTGGTCGTCGGCCATCCTGAGATGAACTCCCCGGCCTTCGGCTGGGCCCAGAAGCTGAAGCTCGTCGGCGATCGCCTGAAGGCACTGCCGCACCAGATCGTCCCTGAATTCGCCGAGGCGGTGAACAAGGGGATCTACAAGTACGTCTCGGTCAGCCTGCGCCCCGATGACAGCCTGCGCCACATCGGCTTCCTGGGCGGCATGCCGCCGGCGGTCAAGGGCCTGGCTCCGGTGATGTTCGCCGAGGAGCCCGAAATCACCATCGACTTCGCCAACGGCGAGCTGGATCTTGCCGACGCATTTGCCAACAACAAGATCCGTGCCCTGGGCGGGATCATCCAGCGCATCCGCGATTGGCTCATCCAGAAGGACGGCGTCGAAGCCGCCGACAAGATCATCGGCCAGTGGGAAGTCGACTGGCTCAAGGAAGACCCACCGCCGGACAAGGATGCCGCAGTGTCGGCCCCTGGCGGTTTTTCCGAAGCGCAAACGACCCCGGTGAGGGGTAAGGAGGATACAACGATGGAAGTGAAGAAAACCGAAACCCCCGCGGCTGCCGGCGTGATGATCCAGGCCGCGCCTATCGGGGAGTTCGCGGAGAGGGTTGCGACCCTGGAAACGCAAAACGCCAAGCTCCTCGAGGACAACAAGAAGTTGCAGCGCGAGAAGATCGAGAGCTCGGTGCGGAATTTCGTCGAGGGCCTGGCCGGGAAGATCCTGCCCAAGCACAAGCGGGCCGTCACCGAGATCCTGATGAGCCTGCAGGAGGGCGGCCTGGAGATCAACTTCTCGGAAGGCCCCGAGAAGAAGCCGGCCGCGCAGCTGATGCGCGACTTCCTCGAGGAGTTGCCCGCGCAGATCCCGATCAAGCCGTCCGCCGATGGAGCGACCGGCAAGAATGAAACCTCGGGTGAATTCTCCGAGGTGGAGACGGATCCCGAACGCCTCGACCTGCACAACAGGGCGAAGGCGCTGGAAGCGAAGGAAAAGATTCCCTATGCCGAGGCCGTGAGCCGGCTCATGAAAGGAGGTAAATAATGGGAAGAGCATCTGAATTGAGGATCGTAGATCCGGTCCTCACCAATCTCGCCTGGGGATACAAGAACGCGGCCATGGTCGCGAGCGCCCTGTTCCCCAGGGTGGGCGTCGACAAGGAAGCCGGGAAGATCCCCGTTTTCGGCAAGGAGGCGTTCAAGGAATACAACACTTTCCGCGCGCTCCGCGGCAACACCAACATCATGCCTGTCGGCAGCCGGTCGACCGTGGATGTAGTGCTCGACGAGCACGACCTGGCGTACCCGATCGACCGCCGCGAAAAAGGGGACTCGACGTTCGACGAGCAGAAGATCGGGCAGAAGATCGTCCAGGACGCCATGGCGCTGCGTCACGAAATCCAGTGCGCGCTCATCGCCTGCACCGCCGGCAGCTACGACGCGGCCAACAAGGTCACGCTGAGTGGCACCACCCAGTTCTCGCACGCCAGCTCAACCCCGATTGCCACGATCGAGACCGCCAAGACGGCCGTCGCCGCCTCGTGCGGCATGAAGCCCAACACCATGGTCATGGGCGGCGCGGTCTATGACACCCTGGCGCAGCACTCCACCTTGCTGGACCGCATCAAGTATTCGATGAAGGGCGTGCTGACCCTCGACCTGATGAAGGAGATCTTCGGGATCCCAAACATCTTCGTGGGTGATGCGCTCAAGTCGAGCGATGCCGGCGTCTTGTCCAAGGTCTGGAGCGATTTCGTGGTCCTGGCCTATGTTGCCCAGGGCAGCGAGAGCGAGCACGAGCCATCTTACGGCTACGACCTGGGTAAGAAGGGCTATCCCCTGACCGACGTCTACACCTCGCAGGGCGGCAAGGTCGACAATGTCCGCGTCACCGACATCCACAAGCCGGTGATGGTGGGTGCCGTGGCCGGTTACCTGATCAGCGACGCGCTGATCTAGGGGTGAACGTGGCCGAGAAGAACCTGAAGTTCGTCGTGGTGGACGGCCCCATCAACCACGACCATGAACTCTACCAAAACGGGGACGTGATCGAACTGGAGGCGAAGGCCTCCAAGCGGCTCCTGCGCGAGAAGAAAGTGGAGCCGTTCAAGAAGCAAAAGGAGGAATGAAGTGAAAACTTGCAACGACGGACCAATCATTTCAATCACCGCCGCGGCCGCCTTGGTGGCCATGCGGTTCATCGGGTTTGACGGCAACCTGTGCGGAGCCGATGCCAAGGCACTGGGCGTTTCCGAGCTGGCCACGGCCAGCGGCGAACAGTGCCCGGTGAGGATTTCCAGTATCGCCGTGGTGGAATCGGGCGGCGTCCTCACCGCCGGCAACCGCGTGGTCTCCGACTCAACCGGCCGCGCCGTGGCCGCGACCACGTTCGCCGCGGCCGCCCCGGCGATCACCGTCGACGACACCAAGCTGACGGTCGACAGCGGGGCCGTAGCCGTGCTCAGCTCGGCGGCTGATGGCGCGATCATCAGCGCCGCTTCGGGCCTGCTGACCCCGGCCGCCCCGGCCCTCACGGGCAGCGTGCTGCCGCAGCAGATCAACGGTACGGTTCTCGATGCCGCCTCCGGCGCCGGGGAATTCGTCCGCGTGCTGCTGGCCGCCTAGGCAGCAGTGAAGATGTGAAGGGCGGGAGGGCTGTTCCCGGAGCGGCCCTCCCTTTTTTAAGGTAAGGAGAACATGGGCTACTGCACGATCGACGACCTGGTCGAGGCCTTCACCGCAGACAAGTTGCGTCAGCTGACCGACGACGCCAAGACCGGCGTCTACAACTCGACCACGCTGCAGAGCGCGATCAACGACGGCCAGGAGGAGATCGATCCCTACTGCCGCACGCGCTATGACGCATCCATGCCGTTCGCGACGACCCCGGAAATGCTCAAGGCGATCAACGTCGATATCGCCATTTGCCGCCTCCACAAGAGGCGCGGCCGCATCCCCCAGGAGATCGTCGACGCCTACGACAAGGCGATCAAGAAACTGGAGAACATCGCCAAGGGGATCATCACTATCGGCCTGCCGTCATCGACCGCTCTCGCCGACGACAATGATACGGTCGTGTTCACCAACAAGACCCCGGAAGATCGCATTTTTCGCGATCCGGAAGGCTACTGATGAAACTGGTTGCATTTTTTGAGGACAAGATCCTGACCGGAGTCCAAAATAGGATCCTCCATCTTCAACCGTTCTTCGCGCTCGGCATTGAGCGTTTGAAAAATTCAATCATGAAGAACTTCGAGGAACAGGGGCGGCCCAAAAGATGGAAGCCCCTGGCCGAAGCGACCTTGCTTGCTGGCGGAGGATACCGCGGCCGGCGCTTCACACAAGCCGGCAGCGCCTCGAAGGGATTTCAGCGTCATCTCGCCGGCCGGCAGATCCTGATCAAAAGCGGGATGCTGCGCAACTCGATCAATGGGGAGGCGACAAATCGCGAAGGGATCGTTGGATCCAACATGGTTCAGGCCGCCTTGCTGCATTATGGCGGCAATGCCGGCCGCGGCCTGAAGGTGTTTGTGCCCGCCAGGCCCTTCGTCATGATTCAGGATGAGGACCGGGCGCAGCTGAAGCTTGATCTCAAGCGCTGGGTGATGGCCGGGCAATGACCACGCTATTGAAAGCCATACGGGATAAGCTTGCCGCGGAGCTGTCATATCTCCGCGGCGTGTACGTCGTGCCCGACCTGATGGTGTTCCCCGATGCCCCGGGGTTCCCGATTGTCTGCGTCATGGACGCCGGCGAGGATCCTCCTGGAGGAGAACTCGGCGGCCGCATGGAACACCTGCATGTCAGTATCGGCATTTACCAGGCCATCGCGAGCACCACAGAGGAATCCGTGATCGGCGATGGCGTCGCAAAAGGTGTTCTGGATATCGCCGACGACGTCCTGGCCGAATTGCGCGGCGAGACTTTCAATTCAGCATATCAGGCTCCATTCCAGGGAGCCAAGTCGAAAACCAGGGCGCTCGAATCCGCGGACTATGAAGGATTCGTCGCCTTCAAGTCGATAGAGCTCGAATATTTAAGGGAGGTCATCTCATGATCTGGATGTATTTCAAACGCAAGGCCCCGGGCAGGATCCTGGGCGTCGGTGAGTTCGAGCCGGGCAAGAAATATCCCTTGCCGGATCATATAGCCAGGGGTTTGATCGAAACCAAGGACCCGGACTGGGAGCAGGTCGCGGCCGGGAAGGACCGAATCTCGGCGCCATCATCCGAGATCGAGGAAAAGGATTCAAAGGAGAAGAGCGATTCCAACGGAAGCGCTCCTTCCAAATTTTCAAGGAGGAAATAAATGGAAATCGCAATCGGAAAAAACCAAGTCATCTGGGTCAAAAAGCAGACCGCCAAGAATACCCCGGCCTGGCCGGCCGCTTCGGACGCGGTGCTGATCACAAGCGATGCCAAGTTCACTCAGGATCGCAGCTTCTATGACGACAAGCAGAAGCGGCTCACCAAGGGGAAGACGGGGCGCCTTGCTGGCCTTTACAAAGCCGGTGAGTTCAACCTCTCCACCTACATCAAGC